CAACTTTACCGCCGTAATTCATACCTCTAACTTTACCACCAGACTTCATACCTCTAACTTTACCGCCAGCTTTCATACCAGCTTTCATACCAGCTTTCATACCATCTTCCAAGGTAACCTCCATAGGTGGCCCCATGTTTGCGATACCACCCCGAGCTGCATCCCTAGCCTTGTTTTTCTTTATCCGACTGTTCATATAATCTCTTAGCGTTTCTCCTTCTGCTAAGTCTTCTTTGAACACTGCTGCCATCGGCTTACCATTTTTACTGTAGTACAGAGAGCCTGCTTTTTTAGCTTCAGCAATGCTTTTATAGTCTTCCCAATTCTTCTTTTCTGCTTTAGGGAACCTAAACTTGTCCTCTCCCTTAGGGGTAGTAACCTTTGGGGTAGTAGTCTTTGGGGTAGTAGCCTTTGGGGTAGTAACCTTTGGGGTAGTAGTCTTGGGGGTAGTAGTCTTGGTTCTACCTGCTTCATTTTCATCCCATTTATCACCCTCACTAGGCATCAGGCTTAAACCTGCACCTGTTAAACCTACACCTGCCCCACCGTACATCCTCTCCCGTCCAGATCTAATATTTTTAGCGCGTTGGGCTTTTGTTGCCATTGGTGAGGCTAAGTTACTAGGCTTTTTGGTTTTTGTTGCCATTGGTGAGCCTACGTTACTAGGCTTGGCCCCTTCACCTCTCTTTTGCCTTAGCCCAAAGCCCCTACCCCTGTTCATCATACTAGTCCCGGGGATAACGTCTAAACCTTCTTTGCTACCTATTTTACTTGCAACACCGCGTTCAGCATCTGCAGCTGCTTTTACAGCTTTACTACCGTACTTTTTAACGGCTTGTGTAACTCCATTCTTAGCTAAATACCTTGCTACGGCTGCTAGTCCTGCACCTACTAGTGGGAGGGGCATGTTATTTCTCCTTTACCATTTAACTTTGTCGGCCCAGTACGCTGCGGAGGATTTCCCCTTGGCGATGTTCTTACCGTGCCTAGATTTAAAAGATTTGCGCTTGGACTTCATTTTTGAAGACTCGCCCTTTTTAGGCTTACCCGCAGTACTCGCGCCCTGTTCACCAAAACGTATTACCTTCTCTTTCCCGCCCTCACATGATTTGACTACATGTGATTTTTTTGGGTGTGAAGGTGTACGCTTGGGGGTGTTACAAGACATTGCGGCCTTGTCAACTTTACCCCCAGCTTTGTAATATCTACGCACGTTAACTATAAAATACAGTTATAGCGGTAATATTAGTCTCAACCGAAATCCACACATCGCTCTCAAAACGAACCCCATTATCAGGAATATTAACTGAATGAGAGTCATTTTGAAGGAAATCAAGGTCAATTAGCGTAGCGCCACCATTACCATTAGTTATGGTTAATCTACCGGGGCCAACATTATCTGTTAACACCTGTAGTTGCCGTACACGCGCAGGGCCAACAGCAAGCGAACCTGTGGCGGTTACACGTTTTGTTTGGACATCAGAACTAGACATTTAAGCCCCCTGTTTAACTAAGAGCTGCGCCAACAGCGGTGACCCAAGCAGCGCCAGTGTTGATTACGATGCAGTATTCGTCGTCACCAACACCGTTATCACTGACCATGTATACAGTACCAACTGTGGTAGTAGCAAAGGCAGGGAGGTCGGCAGTAACTACGACGGGGATTTGAAAGCCATTATCCGAACGGACTGGGCCTGAAAAAGTGGTTTTAGCCATTTTATAGTTCTCACATGTGAGTTAAGGCGAATCTGTCTACATGTCGTCAGCCGGGTCTGTCAGATTCACCGGATTGTTTCCCGATAAGGCTAAACATATCATAGTACGTGGCTTTAAGTCAAACATAAAAAAGGAGGCCGAAGCCCCCTTTGATATAACATATTTGTGTGGGTTAGTAAGGGCTAAAGGTGACAGCCAAAGACCCCCAGACACTAACCCACACAAATAACACTACGCGCCGGGTGAACCGTAGATACCCAGAGGGTCAGATACACCAAACGAATAACGCTCACGGGCTTTATAACGCGCATTACCTGTATCAAAGTCACCATCCATAGAGGTAGACATTGGGCTACGAGTAAAATGCTTCAGGCCATTAGGAATATCCGTAGTCAGGAACCAAGCATTGGTGTCCGTCAGATAGTGGTTAATTGAGTAACCACCGGGAATAGAACCATTTGACATAACCGCGTTAATGTCGTTATCAGCAGTACCTACACGACCTTCAGTTTCCAACAAGCGGGTTGCAACGAATTGCAGAGCAGCTGGAATAATGAGTTTCTTAGGCTGAGCAGCGATCAACAAACCACGTTCGTCTGTCCAAGCAGAGATCTGAATGATAGCAGCTTCCAAAGAAGTCTCGTTAAGATCCGCAGCGACAGTTGGGCGGTTAGAGTTAGTGCCACCATTAGTCAACGGGTGTGCTGTAGAACACAACACAACGCCATCGCCATAAGTAGTACCTGCAAAAGCACCATTCAAAATGGTAGCGCCTTTAACTTGCTTGGTGTACGCCATAGCACGGGCCAATGCTTTAGTATAACGAGCTGACAAAGAGTCATACAAGTTATCTTCAACAGCTTCTTCAGTAATGGAGAAGCCCATCGCAATGGTTTCGTGCGTATATCGTGCAGTCCATGCTTCTTGTGCATTGTCATAGTTAATAGCAGAACCTTCATTCTTAACAGGAGCTGCACCAAAACCTGACAGTTTGGTTTCTTCTTCAAAAGAGCGGTCAGAAGATTCAGTTTCAAAAATCTGCTTATGCTCATCGGGATACTTTGCGTACTCCATACCAAACAGGGCGTTTAGTCCCGGTAGGAGTTCCTTAAGTAATTGTGCTCTTGAAATAGCCATTATTTAGCTCCTTATAAGCCAACAGCATTGGTGCTGCTGCTATAGCCGGGGTTGAATTTAACCAACACATCAGGAAACGCATCACCAATAGGCGATACGGCACTGACGATACGGAAGGCGGCGGTTGTAGTAACGGTTGTTGATTCAACTGCGCTTGTAGAGTTACCAGTCTGGGTAGAACCCGTAGAGGTACTTTGAGCAGCAGCGAAGAACGTGTTAGCACCGATATCAGACTGGTCAATTACACCATCCATCTGAACTTGGAACAACACATTGGGATCGTCAACAACATACGCCTTAACAACACCAGTGGTGCCAGAAGGGTAGTACTGACTAAAGATCAATTGACCTTGAGCGTTAACGTACTCACAGCCAACAAATACACCCAAGGAACCCGTGAGGGTTGTACCCGTAGGCAATGCGTTTGTTGTGCCATCAGAGCCAGTCGCTGTACTCAGTGCGATGTAACCATCGGCACCGATATGAACAACTTGGCCGTTGAAAAGGTTAGTACCTTCTCCAGCGGGGTCAATCAAGTACTGAGTAGTAGCACCTGCGTAGGGCAGGCCATCAGCACGTTTTACGGGACGTAGCCCGTATGGTGCGGCAGTAGTAGCCATTTTGAATTACTCCAAATAGATTTAGTTTATGTACCTTTACCAAAGGTAACATTCGTTTTCCGCTCATTAAACAGCGGCATACGTGGATCATTTTCTCGCATAAGGTTGTTGTCCACAGAGTTCATCTGTGCCCGACTTTGCTGGGTGTAATACTCATTACGTTGTTCAACCATCTCATCCGGTGCTTTACAAAGTAACAAACCTCCAATAACTACGTTGTCTTTGAACCTTTCGTTTTCAATAGTGACAAGCGTAATCTCGGGGTGATCTGTTGCCTTGACAGGCTCCCAACCCTCACGTATCTTAGAAGAAACATTAGTGGCATCGACGTTTCCTTGAGCACTTATACGAATCCAGCGAAATGCGTAGCCCGGCTCGGGATGGGGGGAAGGTAAAACCTCCGGCCTAGTCCAAGCTGTCTTACGAACCGTTTTTTCACGGGTTTCTAGTTCTCGGTTAAGTCTATTTTCAGCCATTATACTTTCCTCATCTCTTCAGCAACCTTTTGGGCGTATAGTTCGAGCGGTACTCCAAGTTTTTTAGCGATAGCCACTTGTGTTTGCGTTAGTCGCACCTTTTTGGGCGCTGTGCTCCGCGTAGCGGGAGCAACCACATTTGACTGTCGTCTACTTGTTTTAGTCCCTTGCTCTTCAGTTTCCCCAAATTCTTCGGGAAAGGTATTTCGCATACGGGCGTTAATAGCCTCGTAGTAAGTATCACTTGATGTGTCCACTCCTTGTTTAACAAGTTTACTATGGACACCCATAGCATAAGCTGTCATTTCATCGTCGGAGCCAAACCAACTGTTGTCTGCGGCCCACTCTACAGCCCGATGATCCGTAACTTGCCGGGTCTCTTGGGGCATTTGTACAGGAACTTCAGCAACTTGTAAAGACTCCTGTTCATAATTAGCTAGTTTATCTACTTTTATTTTGGCAGAAGTTAGCCTGTCTTGCGCGTCCAGTAGTTTATCTGCATCTCCAGCTTCATACGCTAGTTTGTATGCCCGTTTTGCAGTGAGGACTTCTATGGCTGAGTTTTTCTTTGCTTGCTCTAGTAATTCAGCCCTATTTTTACCTACGTCCCCCTTTAGTTTGTTATTTTCCTCTACAAGGGTTCTAGCAAAAGACTCTAATTCTTGGCGTTCTCGGTGAGCTTGTTCTTTTGCCCGGCGCTCGTCGTGATAGCCTTTGCTAAAGTGCTGTATACGCTTACGGACTTTTTCTGAATATTCTCCAAGTTCTTCATCTGTAACTTCTTCTGGAGGAGTAGAAGGTCTACGATTCCTGTCTTCTTTAGGGGTGTCGTCTACAACCTCGATGTCAACTTCTGAGTCTGTTTCTTCTTCTACTTTTTGGGGTTTTGCTTTCCCAGATAGATCAATTTCTATTGCACTAGAACTTTCTATCTCTAAATCGTCGTCGTCTTCTTGTTCATGAGGCAATGAATACTCTACTTTTTGAAATCCCATATTACTACTCCTTACGCTCGTGACACGCCACGGGGGTCGCTTACTACTGCTTCAATAGAATCGTCGTTCATAAGCCGATACTCAACGCCATCAACTTTAAAACGTGTTCCTGTGTTCATGCGAAACATTACGTAGTCGCCTGTTTTACACCACGGCCCCGTAGGAAAACGCTCTTTGTCAGAGTAAGCATTGTCGCCCATATCTAACACAAGCCCAATAATAGACAGGATGTGCTCGTGCTGCATGTCCTTACTAGACTTTAAGATTCCGCTATCCCCGTAAGTATCTTCAACCTTGGGTAAAGCTACTAAAACCCTATATCCCACAGGCTTTGGTAGTTGGGCCTCTAACTCTTGTTCTGTAATCTGTACTACTTTAGTCATTGTCGTTTTCCATATTGTTACGCGAGAGGTCTGCTATGTACATCAAATTGGTTTCGAGACCCCGAATCAAACCAACTACTTCTCGGTAGTGTGCGTAGTCTTTCGCCGCACCGCCACCAAGATGTTTCTGAGCAGAAGAGATATCCTCTTCGATTTTGTTTCTAAGCACGTCTAGGACGGTAGTAGCCATAATTATTCCTTGTTAAGTTTGCTAGCAGCCTCACTTTGAGTTTTCATAAGGTCTAGGTCGAGCCTAGTATTGGCTGTTCTTCTATCAGCGGCTAGCTTTGCGCCAGCTTTCTGAGCGTCTATCTCTAGCTCTTGTTTAGCTATAGCAATCTGCTCCATATCAATTGAGGCATCAATCTGATCTTTCTGCATTTTCCGCTGAAGTTCGCCTTGCTTGATTTGCATATCAGCTTGATCTTTCTGAGCTTTGCGTTGTACATCTTGCTGTTTAACTTGCAACTCTGCTTGCTGCATCTGGAACACAGGATCTTGCTGTTGTTGTTGAGCAGCTTGCTGGGCAGCTTCTTGCTCATGTTGAGCGGTTAACTGCTTGGCCCCTTCAGCAATAAGGCTTGCCAGATGTACTTCAATATCTTCTGGCAGCTCTGCATTAGGTGGTGGTAGCTCGACTCCAAGTTTCTCCTGCAACTGAGCGCGGTACCTAAACCCAAGGTGTTCAGCAATGTGGGCATTGAGCGCGGCCATCATCTGCTGCGCCTGCGGATTCTGACCAATAGCCCCCGCAATCATAGGGTCTTTCATGAACGACTGGTGAGTCACAATATGTGCCTCGTGGTCTTGTATCAGGAACGCTTTCACTGGGGTACCTGTTAGCACGTTCATATTCTCGCTAACTGGATCAGTTGGTTTAGCGTCATCTTCTGTGGGCACCAACTTGTCAGCGTTCTTGACGCCAAGTACTTCAATCATCTGGCGGTGTAGCTGGGGTAGGTTGTATATCTGCGGAGCTTGTTGCGACATCTGCAACACTGCTTGGTACTGCACTACTCGCTGCGCCATTGTTGAACTATTCGGGTCACTTACAGGGATCACATCGACAAGAGCGTAATCCGACTGTCTGGCTGATACTTCTCCCCTAGATGGCTGATACTCGTACTCAGTGGGGGCTTCTTCCGCCATGATAGCTTTTAGCATCTTAAACTCTAACTTCATGGCATAATGGACACGGGCCTGCACTGCTGCCATTGGTTTAAGAGTTCGCTCTAACAAAGCCAGTGTAGTGCCCACTGGGGCATTAGCAGACATGTCGGAAATGTTCATGTCACTAATTGCGCCTAAACGACGCCCTTCAGTGGTGATCTGGTTAAGTAGCGCTAGCAGTGTTTGGCTTGGCTCCTTATAAGGAAGGGGCATAATATTGTCGCGGATTACTCCTGATGGTACGTCCACATCTTTCCACTCGCCCGGCGAGATAGGAGAGTCATCACCCTTAATCCGTAACCCACGGGACTTCAAACCCCCCGGTAAGTTAGACAGGGTGCCAGCATCTACCAACTGACGTATAAGTGAGGTACCTGCTCGGGCGTAACCACCAACAATGTGGATCAATCCAAGTCCATAGAAACCAAAACCGGGAACGTATACGTAGTGTACAAAATGTTGACGTTTCAACATCAATTCGTCTTCTTCGTTCCAGTTACGGCGTATGGACAGTATCTCTGAAGTACCACGCTCAATAGTAACTACGTAGGGCTTTGCGAGATCGTCTTCGTCATCAACACCCTCAATGAGCAGGTCTGCATGAATTTCATAGATGCTATAGCGGTCATCGTCAGTGATAGAGTACCCACCTTCCTCGGCTTTCTTCTCTTCAATATCCGTATGAAACGGAGAAGGCTCACCCAACTCTACATCAATATAGAATCCCGCTGCTTGGAGCTTCCGTACTTCGTTCTTAGTCTTGCGCATAACATGTGTAACACGTTCTGCTGACTCAATGTTAGACGCGCCGTAAGGAACGATAACGTCCTCGGCGGGGATGTAGATGGCAACCTGCCTATCTA